AACAAACTCCCACTGTATACACACACACTATTTATTTGTTTTTCTAAATTTTAAAGCCAAATATACGCATAAAATACAATAAATATAATACAATAATCAACAAATACAAACATTACGCAATGAAAGTAATAGATACAGACACATTAGTCAGCGTGGTTGCGGCTGGAGATAAGACTGTTATAATGGAACCGTTCTGAGTTGTACCATTTTGAGCAACAGTAAACAGTTTAAACGCAGCTACAGCTACACTCGTTGTCGCGGTGAAAGCTGAAGAAGCTGTGAAACCAGAATTAAACCCAATAGCTGTGGTATTAAAGCCGGTTAAAGTTGGAACTGAAGTAATAACTGTACCAGTATAAGTAACGGAAATGAGAATAGTTCTACCACCATAAACAGCAGCAGGGAAATAAAAACCATTAGGATTGGTTGTATTATATTCCTCAACCATAGACACATAAGTGCTAGGTGCAGTGTTAGAAATGGTAGCCAAACTAGTCCCAGTAACGTACTGAACTGGTGATGGAAACAAAGGTAAACCATCAGTGTTATTTAAAGGGCTAAAGACAGTTAGAGCAGAAGTACCTAAAGAACCAGAGGTTGTGTTTTGCACAATACCTGTGGTGTTAGTACCAGTCCAAGTGCCACTAGCAATTAACAATGATGAGATACGAGGTTTCAAAAGCTCAATTTGATACGATACCCATAACTCCCCTACAACATTAGCTGCTTGCATACCGACAGTAGCTATATTGAATGTTCCAAAATTTGTCAATCTAGAATCAGCCATTGTGGTGTTCTGAGCCTGTTGAACATAAAGTTGAGGTGCCACGGTCAAGTTTGGTTTACACTCAAGTGGATGTAAGCAGTTTTCAAAAGGTGCGTTAGTAGTAGCAAACTCATAATTTTCCATTTCAATTTTGCTATTAAAAGCAACATCTAAAGGATTATATTGAGTGGCCATTATCACTGTACCAAGTGCAGTATTAGTGCTTGAAACTGACATACCCGAAGTTGATTTAAACTCAAATACCATTCCATGAATCCGATACTCTTCATAACTTGAAGCCACTTGCGAGGCCCAAGGAAAGAGTTGCTGGTTGGAAGGTGTAATGAGATAACTTGTGAGTGCAAAATTTGTTGATCCTGTGATATCCCCAACATATTCACGGTGTGTGATAACTGTAGATCTAGCGTTAGGATTGTTAGTGAACTGAGGTGGTCCACCAGCTCCGGTCAATGAATTATACTTAACTGTATAATCACCTAAACCGAAGATTTTTCCTAACACTGTCTCAGCAGCATCTCCAAGGAAACCACCGATCTTACGACCGATTCGCTTCCCCTCAGAAACTTTAACCTTAACAGGTGGTTTAGATTTCTGAACTGGAACATTCTGGGTAGGTTTGGATTGAATTGATTTTGATTTGGTTTTATTTATGGCTTTAGGGGCCATGACGAATAAATTACAAATAAGAACGCGCGATAAAGACAATAAACAAATAACTCCAAATATGGTGAGGGAGCGACCCTCAATTTCTATTTTTGACTCTATCTAAGTGTGTAAATTTACATTTTCTTCTAATACATTTCCCTTCTAGATAATCTTTGCAAACCTTAATGTGTTCAAATTTGCAATTCTTACCTGCCTTACACTTGCCTTCTACAAAAGCCCAGCAAGCTGTACGCGCAATCTCCTGTGGCGCAGGAGGGTTAACAACATTTGTCAACTCATCTACGGTTTTGTTATCCGCTGATAAAATCACATCATCATTTATGATCATATTTACTTTTGGTTTTTCTGGAACAAAATTATCAATGTCCAGAATGCAAGGCATAGTCAAAAGTTGCACAGGATCTAGTACCGCATAACAATAATCGGCTAAATTCTGGCTATGAGCATAAGGAAGCATGAGATCATAAAAATGACTCTTGTCATCATATGTTAATTGATTTGGCCAGTTGTTATCCAAGTCGAACTTGGACCACCAACCAGCCAGCCTAATGTCGGTCTGAGTGTTAAAATCAATAAATTTCAGTCTCAAAGCAGCTCCGAGAATCAACTCGAATACTGGTGAATTACGATCAGTACGCACTAACCCTAAAAGTTTCTGTTTAAGTTTATCCATAGGTGAAACACCACCAAGATTAACCGCTACATGTAACTTCGCGAGAGCACGTGGCAAATCGCAACATGAATTAGGATTGCCATTCCACACGCTAATAGTGTAGAATCTAGACAAATAATTCACACCAGCACTACCTTTAGCATAGAAGACGCTCTCCACCTCTTGTCCAATCATCTTAGCTGCTTTAGAAGCTAAAACTGGATCCAAATCCGCTGCGAGTATATCATCGCCTGCGAATTGACCAGGATGTTCAGAATAAGAAGCTTGCGCATCTTCACCACCAAGGCGTCTTGCCAAAAAGTCCAAAAACTTGCTGCGTAATGAGTTGAAACCAGCAGTATCAGCTGAACCACTACCCTGTTGAAATTCCAAATCATAATGGACTCCCAATTGAGTAACGGCTCTCTGATTATATTGTTTCTTGTGTAGCTCATTAACAGCGACTGTATATTCTTTTCTAAACCATCGTACTAATATCATGAGATCAAGGATCCTAACAACCCAAGATACATGACCATCCATACGAACTGCATCTAAGCAATTAACTCCTTTAGAAGATAACTGACAAGTAAGAGCTACTAGGTCTGCTATCTCTTTAGGTGGTTTTCCAAAACTATACCAAGTCTGTGATTTAACATAATCAATAAACGAATAGATGAAACGAGAATACTCACGCTTATCGACCGAATTGTATTGTGTTATAATTCTTGGGTCAGATGGTTTTTGATAAGGCTCAGCCTTTAAGAAAGTCTGGAGCATAGGATTAGGATCTTCATTGTAAAGTTGCGAACGATCTAAAATGATCCGTTGTGTAGGTCTTCCTTGACGCACATAAACTTCTTCGATATCGACTGGGATACCTGTATGTTTAATATTGTCTGGGATTAACAACTCAACGAATTCTTCCATAAAATTAATCAATTGCTTAGTTGGTTCAACCAAGTTATTGGCTCTATCCTGAGGCATAATGACTCTTGAACAGATAGCCAATTGTTCATTCAAAACACTCCTTTTGGGAATGTAAGTGTTTGGATAAACAGCTGACATGTAAGGATACATGAGAGGTTTAGCATCATAATCAGTTTTCTCAGATTGAGGTTGATAGTTTTTGACACTTTGTTGTGGTGAAAATACAACTGGTGGTTTATAACTCAAAGAGAGACTACGAAAATAATCTACTAAAGCAGCTGCTGACAATTTGTCATTGTCAACCCATGAAGCATAAACTGCAGCACCAGGTGTTATGGATGAGTTAGATGAAGTGGATCTAACTGCGTCAAAGTCCTCTCTAGGGAGGGTTGCACAATTATATTCATCTACTCTACCAATACTTCTGTACAGTCTTTTGCCATCATGGACATCTAAAACATTGAATTCACCTTGATTGACACTCAATCTAGTCAACGTGCTATAGCTTAAATATCTAGCCAAAATAGCACCAAAACCAGACCAAGTACCAATAGGAATAAGCATGACATATTCATGGTGATCATTTGCAATTCTACGTTCAACTATAAAAGCTTTAACTTTTAATCCTTTGCTAACAACGAAAACATCGACAGAAAAATTCCAAACTCTATGTTGATATATTGCACCGCCTGAAACTTGATAAGTTACCTCATTTGATGAATTAAAAGTAAAAGTGAATTCACCACGAGGATTTGCTACACACTTAGGTTGAAAAGTATATAACAAAACAGGTTGATCAACTGAAATAAGGAAACCTTCAATATCTAAATAGTAGTCAACATCGACAATAACAATCATGTGATCGTCAGTCGGGTTGAAAGGTTTTGGGCAAACCATAGAATCTTTAAACCAGTAGTAATTTCTACTTCCATCGATATCATCTCTAATATCTGATGTACTACATTGGTAAGAATAAGGTTGCAAACCTAGTGAACCACACATCATTTGAGCCAACACTAATGTGCTTGATCGCCAAGCAGCACTATCGGGATGAGTATGATTCTTACTATGAAAAATCTTTGGGGTTTGAACGTCTCTGAAAGTTGTCCTGAGCAGATGGGTAGGGATTTTATTGGGTTTCATGAACCAGTTTACTAACCTGGAGAACCAATATCTTTTAAATTCTTTCCAATTAAAATCCAATGTTGAAAACAGGTACTTGATTAAACTGAACAATCTCTTATGGTTGTATAACGCTGTAATAGATACAAAACCCATAAAAGCATAACGCGGTTTAGGTAGTTCAGAAACAAGACCAATGTGCATTTTCGGGGGGAGAAAATGTAAACGTGTACAAACAAACGAATAATT